GGGCCTACCTCGATCAGGTCGAGATCTCCTGCATGGTATCTCAGGATAAGAGCATGTACGTATCTGCAGACGGTCTAGCGTTTCCATGCTGCTGGCTAGGACATGACCCATTCGCCAACGATCTAACTCAGTCGAGTGACTCGCAGTTCTTCAAGACGGTCGGCGGTCTAGACGTCATAGACGCAAAGGCTCATGGCTTAAGGGGAGTGTTTGACTCCGGCGTCTTTGACATGGTAGAAGAGTCGTGGGGTCTTAACTCCACGACTGAGGGTAAGCTGAAGACGTGCGCCAAGACTTGCGCCAAGACGCAGAACTTCTTTAAGAACCAGTACGAGCTTACTTAGAGATGTATGCGCTGGCACCGAAGAAAGTAGCTACCACGCCGGCCTGAGCGACGTAGAACATCTGAAGGATGCTGCCGAGAGCAGTCAACTTCTCTATAGACACTATCGGTGAGAACAGTATGCCAGTGAATATGACCATGCTGGCCATTGCCATCCATGCCATCTGACGCAGCTGGTCTTCCTTCTTGTCCTTGTTTTCAAACTCCATGATCTCTTCCATCTTTTTCAGCTCTTCAATAGACATGTGCTGCTTGACTGCATCGTCAAGATCTTTGAGATTTACCATCTGATGTTCTCCTAATTTAATAAAAGCGTTGGAATTCAGTGTCTTTTATCAAATCATAGAGTTCTGGAAGTGAGTCAGATATATTCTGCTTCCTGATCCCGTCTAGTTTATTCGTCTGGTCCCAGAACTTTGGGAGTTTTTCAGACAAATCTTCACTCATCATGAAGTCTATATACCCCTCGATGTCCTTTACGATCTTCTCAGTAGACCGATCGTAGTTGGTCTTGGGGTTGTTCTGTTCTAACCAAGGGTAGAACGTCCTCAGCTTCTCGGCTATAGTAAGCTTCACCTCGTGCGGAAATATCTTTACGCTGAGTTCTCTAGGATTGTAGAGTGGGTGTGGGCTTATTATGAAGTTGAAGTTCTGGACATTCCATCTATATATGTCGTCTAGGTAGTAGACGTTGTATGCGTTGACGGTGTGCGCTATCACCACGTGCATGTTTGCAGCGCAGCTGCTGAGCTTCTCAAGGTTCTTCTCGATAGACTTCCACCTGCTAGGGAACCTGATGTACTCGTTGACTGCGGCGACGCCGTCGATCGAGCACCCGACGTGGACTCTCTTAAAGTGACTCCATATGTCGAGGTACTTCTGGTGGATGTTTGTAATGTTCGACGCGTACTCTAGGTTGATGTGCTCTGCATGCCCTCTCTCGATGCACCGCTCTAAGAACTCAAAGTGCTTCTGTATAAGGGTAGGCTCGCCGCCTATTATGTACATGTTCTCAGCGTAAGGGATCTGAGAGTCAAGCTCTTCCCATACTCGCGCCTTCTCGTACCACCTGTAACCTTCGTCTTTGAATTCTTCTCCGTATACCTTAAAGAAGTCCTCGTACCACATCGAGCTGTCGGCTGGACCACACATGCGGCACTTTAAGTTGCACAGGTTGCCGAACCTAAGGTCGTAGTCATAGTACGGGTAGTCTTTAGGAATAGATCCGTCTGACTCTGTAATGTCTACTGCCTCACCGTACCTATCAAAGTACTCTAAGGTCTGCAGCCTCTTGCTCTTAATTCCATGACTCTCTTCTTCCCAACACCTAGAACATTCTGGATGCTTAGTGCCGCTCAGTATGGATGAACGCACCTCCCTTACTAAATGTGCGTTCCTAGAATCCATTATGCCGTTCTTGTTGAGATTGTATGTAGAACCTCGATCGTTCTTTAGCAGACCCTTCGTTGGCCCCTGAGCGGCCGAAACGCACATCCTAACGTCGCCGTTTGCCTTAGTGGCCAGATGAAACCACGGTAGCGGGCAGTACACTTCATTCATGTATATCTCACTATTAAAGTCTTGACTTCAGCATCCCTACTACGTCGCTTGAGGCTATCACTGCAATAGCTAGCACGAATATGCACAGGAGCATCATGCATATAATCAGCACAGAAGAAGTACCGACGAGGTTGTCCAGCTCTTTGACCCTGTCTTTCAGTACATCTATCTTCTCTTCCATCTTCTTCTTTTCAAAGTTCTTTACCCAGGGATGTAGGGTCAAGTCGTCGTCTGAGTCACTCATCTGGCGCACACTGCCTTCATAAGCGGCACATAGTCTTTCATGCTGTAGCATGCCCTAACGTCTGCCATTCCCCAGAAAAGAAGACCAACAAAGATCATGAGTGGTACTACCACAAAGAGAATGCAGAACGCCATGATGTATTCCATAGTCTGCTCGTGAGACCTCTCGGCCATCAGCTTAGCTCTTTGAGCTGCTTTTTCTTGAGCAGCCTTTGTTTCTTTGTATGTTTTTCTCTGTGCTGGACTCATCCTAGACACCGCATTAGCTTCCTGCTCTGCGGCTATCTCTCTCATTGCCTGCTCGTGAAGAGCGTTGTTCTGCCTGATTATCTGATTGTTTATCTCAGTAATCTTATTTCTATTGGCTATTCTCTGGTTGTTTGCAGCGTTCTTTCCAGGAGCAGCCTTTATTACGTCTACTATCCCAAATACGGCGTCGGTCACTGCCTTACCGTATGACTCTCCTATCTTTCCAGCGTCTTTTGGGTCGATCATGTCGAATCTCCTTCTATGATAATATTATGAATACATTATCAAATAGAAAAAAACACGATCACAATTTATTTATATACGTAGATCTAATAGCCTAGCAGTTGACATTTTAACATATAAGTATTATATATAATAATGTCGTAGCCACAACGGTATGACAAATCACAATCACCTTGCTATAATAGGAGGTCTATATGACTAACTTTGATCCATTTTCCATACTTGATTCAAAGCTCTTTGTCGGCTACGAGCCGATGGTAAAGAGACTTAACGAGATGCACCAGAGCGTCTCAAAGGTAATCCCTAATTACCCACCGTACAACATCGTCAAGGTAGACGATAACAAGTACGTCATCGAGATGGCAGTAGCCGGCTTCGGCAGACAGAACCTAGACATTGAGATCGTAGACGGAACCCTTACCGTGGCTGGACACAACACAGTAGACGACTTCGTCAATGAAGGTCTTAATATCCAGTACCTGTACAAGGGAATTGCAGACCGTAATTTCAAGCGTACTTTCAATATCTCTGACACCATTGAGATTAAGAATGCCGAGCTCTTCAACGGTATGCTGAAGATCTGGCTTGAGAACATCATTCCAGAGTCCAAGAAACCAAAGAAGGTAGATATCACCGACTCATCTGCAGCGACGTCTAAGAACACGTTCCTTGCAGAAAGAGAAAGCGGCGGTACTATGGCCGACATGCTAGGAAAGAAAAATGCTTGATAAGATAGTAGACGACGTCCAGAATTGGATGAAGAAGATCGCCCTTATGGAGCGTACGCGCACTGAGCTGCAGAGACTCTCCGACAAGGAGCTTCGTGATCTAGGCATCTCTCGTTCTGAAATAGACAGGGTAGCCAGAGAGGCATGCTACGCAACCATGTAGTATAAGACGATACATCTTAGCACTAAGTAATATGGAGGGACTACTCAAGTGGTCCCTCTTTCACGTTGACATATTTGGGAATGTGGAGTAATATAGACTATGAGCAGATTTTACACTTCCGCATTTTTATACCGCAACGAGATCCACCTTCGAGGCTTTGAGGGCGGAAAGCGCATACAGCGCAAGCTTCCTTGCAAGCCGTACCTATTCGTAAACTCAAAGCGCGAAGACGCGGTCTACCATACACTGAACGGAGAGCCTGTTGATAGAATTGACTTTGACAGCTCTGGTGATGCTAGAGACTTTGTTAAGCGCTATTCTGACGTGGATGGCTTTGACCTCTACGGTCTCACGAACTACCTATATACTTTTCTCAACGATCATTATCCTGGCAGTGTCGACTACGATCCTAAACTCATATCTGTAGTCAACATCGACATCGAGGTGGCCGCTGATGCTGGGTTCCCAGACCCGGCTATAGCCGACAAGGAAGTCACCGCTATAACGCTGCAGTGTGGAGACGTATACGTAGTCATCGGCTGTGGTGAGTTCACTACGAAAGACCCAAACGTTAAGTACATCAGGTGTGATAACGAGACAAAGCTCTTATTAAAGTTTCTCGATGCCTGGCGCAGCATCAATGCTGACATCGTTACCGGCTGGAATATTGAGGGATTCGATATTCCATACCTAGTCAACCGCATCAGGCGCGTGTTGAGCGATGAGATGATCAACAAGCTGTCTCCGTGGAACATGGTAGAGAAGCGAATGATCATGCGAGGTGATCGTACTGACGTAGTCTATGACATATACGGAATAGCTTCGCTTGACTATCTAGAGCTGTACAAGAAGTTCTCGTTCTCCAACCAAGAGTCATATCGTCTAGACTACATATCTTCTGTCGAGCTCGGCGTAAAGAAGATCGACTACTCTGAGTATGGCTCTCTGCTAGACCTATACAAGCAGGACTACCAGAAGTTCATTGAGTACAACATTCGAGACGTCGAACTCGTAAAGAAGTTGGACGACAAGCTAAAGCTCATCGAGCAGGTATACGCTATAGCATACGATGCTAAGGTACTGTACCCAGACGCTATGACGTCTGTGCGTATCTGGGACGTAATCATCCACAACTACCTTCTCAACCAGCGAATAGTCATACCGCAGAAGAAGTCTGGCGACAAGAGTAAGAACATCATCGGTGCCTGGGTAAAGGACCCGCTACTCGGCATGCACAAGTGGGTAGTCTCATTCGACTTGAACTCACTGTACCCGCACCTGATCATGCAGTACAATATCTCACCTGAGACCTACTGCGGCAGTCTTAATCTAAACCCAGATACCGCTGTAGAGCAGCTTATGAGTGGGTACCTAGACGGTGAAAGGGATGTCATGATTGAGCGCAACCTTACCTGCACAGGTTCGGGCATCATCTTTCACAAGAACAAGCACGGATTCCTTCCCAAGCTTATGGAGAAGATGTACGACGACCGAGTAGTGTATAAGAAGAAGATGCTCGAGGCTAAGCGGCAGCACGAGTTGAATCCGACCTACGAGACTGAGAAGGCCATCGCCCAGAACCACAACATGCAGCTGGCCAAGAAGATCCAGTTAAACTCTGCCTACGGCGCCCTGTCAAACAAGTACTTTCGCTGGTACGACGACGAGCTCGCAGAGTCCATCACGCTTTCTGGTCAGCTTGCAATCAAGTGGATAGAGCGAGATATGAACATATACCTCAACAGACTCTTCAATACGGAGAAGAAAGACTATGTCATTGCTTGTGATACAGACTCTATGTATATTACGCTTGACGACTTGGTTAGTCAATGCGGTCTTGAGGATCGATCGACTGATGATATCGTCGCCTTCGTTGATAAGGTCTGTGAAGATAAGCTCGAACCGTTTATTGATAAGTGTTATCAACGGCTTTCTGAATATGTTAACGCCTATTCCCAAAAAATGAAGATGAAGCGCGAGGCCATCGCCGACAAGGGTATCTGGACTGCAAAGAAGCGGTGCGTGCTCAGCGTATGGAACCTCGAGGGCGTTCAGTACTCTGAGCCAAAGATCAAGCTTACTGGCATCGAGGCAGTACGTTCTTCTACGCCTGCAGCCTGTCGCGACAGCATTAAGAAGTGTCTCAAGGTAATCCTTGAGAAGGACGAAGACTCAGTCATTCAGTTCATCGAGGACTTTCGCAGGAAGTTCATCGAGCTTCCATTCGATCAAGTAGCATTCCCTCGCGGGTGTAGCGGAATGAAGGAATACAAGCTTGGCGACAAGGGTATACCTATCCACGTTAGAGCAGCTCTGCTCTTTAACAAGACTGTCAAGGACAAGAAGCTCGAGAACAGGTATGAACTCATCAAGGACGGCGACAAGATAAAGTTCTGCTACATGAAGATGCCTAATCCAGTGAAGGAGAATGTCTTTGCGTGTCCTACTAACATGCCGCCAGAGTTTGGGCTGGATAAATACATCGACTACGATATGCAGTACGAGAAAGCCTTCGTCGACCCGATCAAGACCATACTCGACGCCATCGGGTGGAAAGTAGCCAAGCGCGGCTCACTTGAGGATTTCTTTTAATGTTGATAGTCTCGACGTCTCAGGGTGACGTGGTAATAGACCCGCCAGGCAACAACGTCGGGATTAAGCTGTCGGGCGGTGCAGACAGCTCCATAGTAGCCTACCTTCTCGGCTTATATAAGAAGAACGTCAGGGACATCAACATAGTCCCAGTCACTGCAATAAACTCAATAAAGCCCTGGCAGGACATATTTGCAAAGAGGGTAGTAGATTTCATAGAAAAAGATCTTGACATTGAGTTCGGCAACCACATCATACCTGAAAGAAAAGCCGATCCATCGATATACGAGCGCTTTCAAAAGAATATGATGAATCGACTGTATGATTCTAATACGATAGACTGTCACTTCAACGGAGTAACGATGAATCCTCCTAGGTCTGCAGGTCTAGATCCCAGAGGCACGTTCTCGTATCCAGTAGAGAGGGACGCTGGCGGCGTCCCTAAGCAGACTGTAAACAAGAAAGGAAACATGTTTGCACCTCTAGCTAATATAGACAAGAGAGGAGTTGCTGAGATCTACTTCACCTATGACCTTATGGACACTCTCTTTCCATTAACTAGGAGCTGTGAGAATAGGTTTAAGCCATATACAGACCCACACTGCGGAACTGGGTGCTGGTGGTGTCTAGAAAGAAAATGGGGATTTGGGAGGCTGGAATGAAGAATAAATTAAATCTAGAGAACAAGAACGACTTTGGCTTTCACTTTGAAGAACAGCAAGACTATGCAGATGAAGATCATACCAAAGCGCAGGAGATATACGATGCTATCATGCCTCTGCTGTACAATCTTAAGAAGAACCCAGAAAAGCCAAACATAGTATGGCCTGATCGCACAAAAAATATTGACATTTTTATTGAAAAGCTTAATAATATACTAAATCGCTGACACACACCGGAGTCTAATATGTTGCTACAACATCGTCTTATCAAGAATTCTACAATCGATGAAACATCCCTTCTCGTAGACAGTAAGATCTACAACCGCAAGGACATGATTACTACTAGCGTTCCAATGGTGAACGTAGCGCTCTCGGGCCGCGTAGACGGTGGACTGACTCCAGGACTAACAGTACTGGCCGGACCGTCAAAGCACTTCAAGTCTGCCTTTTCTCTCCTTATGGCGGCCGCGTATATGAAGCAGTATCCCGAGAGCGTCCTCTTATTCTACGACTCAGAGTTCGGCACGCCTCAAGGTTACTTCACGTCGTTCGGCATCGACATGAACCGAGT